CAGGGTCAATACCACAGTACACATCAACTGGTATAATTTTTTCCTTATCATCATCTATTCTCCTTACTAAGCATCCCTGTCCTCCTCTTCTTTCAAATTGATAATGATGCATTTTTAACCATTTAGGTTGAAACGGTGCATTATCAGGAGATTGTGCAATATTCATGTATTCCTGATAAAAACCATTTAAGTTGCCTACAGATGCAAATTCATCTTTTATTTCTAAAATACGTTCTTTTGGGAATCTTTCTGGCCATATAGACTTCTGGTCTTCATCCCAGATAGAATACCATAATGTTTTCCATGCACTACTATCCTTTGCCCAATATAAGAAACAATCCTCTGATATTACCGTTCCTATCATACAAATCTTACCCTCATCAGATAAAGATGGTATAACAGCCTCTGTTATCCACTTTCTATTTTTAGCACGTGCTTCTGGAGTATAGGCATTTAATTCTGATTCAAAGTCATCTACTACAATAAGATTAGGTCTTGTATCCCCTTCAATAAAACCCCTAACTCTTTGTCCTGTACCAACAGCTACTATTCTTGTACCATTAGCAAGTACAATATCAGTACCAGTCCATCTAGCTGCAGTATTAGGCCCCATATCTCCAAAGACTGCTTTAAACTTATCTGAGTGTGTTAAATGATATTTAATACGTGATAAGAAGTTAATTGACTGAGCTTGTGACTCTGAGATTATAACTATAAATAAATCTTCATTAGAAGACTTAAATGCAGTTTTCCATAATGGATAAATAAGAGTGGTAACAGTACTCTTTGCCGTTCCCCTAGGAGCAGCTATTAGCACTCTTCTTATATCGTCATCTTTTAGAGAAGCATACACCTCATGATGGAACGGCGGTGTTTGTTTGCGGAGGGCTGTAGGGAAGCAGTATCTTCCAAATAGTGCCATATTCTTCCGCATCTTCTTTAATGCTTCTAATTGTGCATATTTTTCTTCAAAGTCCATTACTTATCAGAATCTTCCTTTTTCTCCTCAACCTGAGTTCTTTGTACTACCAAGCTCTTTTCCTCTTCTTTTAACTCATCAATAAGCTTAACACTAGAGAAAGCCTCTAATTTATCAGTAGTTTTAAGTAAATGCTTTTCTTTCATGCCATGCATCTCTTGAAGACTATCAACTGCTTTTAAAAGATTATTAGTCTCATTCTTCTTACGCGCTAATTCTATCGCTTCTTTAAGCAAATCTAGCGTAAAATCTTCATCCATACCATGGTCACTAAGGCGTTTTGCCATTTCTTCTCTTACCATACCTTGAAATATCTCCGTTTTCATTGTGCGTTTCCACCTACGCTTCTGAGAATCATTCAATTCTCCTAGTGCCCACTCCATTGCCTGTTCATAATCAGGTTTAATAGCAAACATCATTGCAAGTGACTTCATCTTATTTTGTTTAGATTGTACCTCCAAATAAGGTTTTCCAGTCAAAGTTACATTAGTTTTGCGTCCTAAAGCATTCAAAGGTTTAACTTTATACTTTGGACTAAAAAAGGTATATCCAAAAGGGAATCTCATGTAAACATTTTTACGACCAGTATTATCAGTGTACTCGCGACGAGACAATACACAGGCCACATAATTATCATCGGTAAGGGCATTTTCCCCAATATCCGCATCTTTCCAATACTTATACGTAATATTGTGTTCTTTAGCCTCTTGTTGTTGATAGATGGAATAATTTGTTTCTTCACTATCGCCTTTATGTTTAATCTTAATTACATACATATTACTCCCCTTGTTGCTGAGTAGTATAATCTAGTAATCCTTGTCCTTTATACGCACCATATGCACCAATAGGGGCAACTCCATATAATTTGTCCCATATATCAGATTCTGTTAAACCTTTATAATAACGATTAATATCTTCTCCTGCTCTTCCATATGGATGACCTAAATCAGCGACAGAACTAAACTTACCCATCCCAGGCATAGTTCTAGATTGATTTGCTCTTGCAAGTACTTCATCTACCTGACCCATATAACCATGTCTATCTCTCCACCTACTCCGACTATATGGTGCCGATACTTCGCTTATATGAGGCAGCTCGTCTATACCTCGTCTAAAAGGTTTTAATAGTTCTTGTATCCTTCGCCCTGCAGGACTATCAAGATACCTTCCAGCCTGTAACTGCATCGGTCTAAATCCCGTACTGCCTTTCTTCAACTGTGCTTCTATAGATTGCAATACAGGGTCCCCTCTAAAGGAAGCCTGATAAAAAGGCCAATTAACAGCATGAGACCCCTCATGTACTATAGTTTCAGCAATATCATCCATACTTCTACCTACAGCAATATGCGTACTTCCTGATATCTTAGTTATATCTTTTACTCCCTTAACTGCATCAGGAGCCCATGGAGCAGGAATATGTGCTCCTACAGCTGGAAGCCAACCACCAGCTTTAGTAGCAAACTGAGGAACATCATAGAAATTCATTTTAGATGCAGTATCCTTGATATTAGCTTTAACATAAGCATCAAATTCATCTACATTTTTAAACATATGTTTTAAATCCGGAAAAGTAAATTTAAATCTTGCATATGCTTCTGGACTCTGGGAATATTAGGGTCTCCAATATATATAGACCTTGTTGGAACATCTCCGGCTTGTCTTGATATTGGAGCTAATTCATCAATTAATTTAGTATGCTTTAATAAAGATTTACCCTTTGCGCTGGTTTTAAATAAATCAGTAACTGCTCTTGCTACTTTACGTGGTAAAGCTGCTATATTGGCTCCTAGTCCTAGCCCTGCTGCTGCACTAGCAGTTGATAACCCTGCACCCAATTTATCACCTTCTGCAGCATACCAACCGGCATCTGCTACATCAAAAGGAATACCGTACCCTGGAACCATTCCCGCTATTCCCAATCCAAGATGTCCTAAACCAGAGGCTGTAGGAGTCCAATTCTCTTTCTCCGGAGCACCTGTACTCTGCCACGTACTTGTTGATTGACCTCCCTGAGCAGCATTAAAACCCGCTAATTCATTGTATGAAATAGCTTCATCTAATAAATTGGTATTATATTTTTTTTCAAATTCTGGAATCATTATAAATTAAAAGGGAATCGTACCCCCACCTCCCAATCATTCTGATTTCCTAATGGCGATGGTACATTATACCCAACATTAATACGAGAACTACCTGGACCCTGAAAATCTACTCTTCCAGAGAAATTCTCTAATGTCTTCTTAAAGTTTCGTACTTCACCTTCCATAATCGCTTCTTGCAATACATGTCCTAATAACCCTAGAGCATTAGTATTTATACTATATGGCTTAGGTTCTTTACTGAATTTTGGTAATTTAGCTCTTTGCAGAGGACCACCTTCAATAACAGGTGCACTTAAATAAGGAGCCGCTTCTGGATATAATATATTAAATATTTCATTTTCTCTCATTAATTTTCCCAATCAGCAAATATTAAATATAGTATAGTTCCCGCTATAGAGAGTCCCATAGCTACAAGTACTACTCTTCCTATTGCTTCTAATATATCCCACATTATTTGCCAAACGCTTTATTTAACAAATCATTCTTACCCATCACTGCATTTACTGTATCCGGTTGATTACGGAATATATTATATTTATCTATAAAGTCCTGTACTTGCCCAGCTCCAGCTCCAGTATTCCATATATCCTTCCATAAACCTGCCTGTCCAGGAACATCCTGTGGAATACCTCCTTTATCTTTTAATAACATCATACGTGTTAACATCATATTAGATAATGGGTCACTTCCATATTGTGACATGTTTTTATAAGAAAAATTAGAATTATCAGCAGTTACTGACCAAGGACCTTGCATTGTTCCAGGAGCATAAGGAGAGACATTTTTAGGTTGAATACCTATATCAGCTAATTTCGTCATATCCCAATCTTCATACCCCGGCTTAGACTGCATATGCTTATTAATCGTACCAACTCTACCCTGATATACCTCTGAATCTTCAATATCCTTTAATAAACTATAATATGCTATAGGGTCTATCTGAGATAATCCCATAGAATGCATATCCTTCGGATTATACCCCGATACAGGAGAACCATAATGAGTCTCCTGACCCATGATATTAGTTATAAAGTCCCCAGCAGGGTCAAATCCCATACCTCCATATACTTCATCCATTTCAGATGCCAAAGGAGCCAGATTAGCCGCTCTTAATTGTATTTGTTGTTCTGTCTCATTAACCATCATCTCTCCCTTTAGGCCAGTTACCATCAGTATCAGGCGTAATATTGTTATAATACGCAGCAATGTAATCATACTCACTTTTATCATAGGGGTCCTTTATGCCATATTTCCTTGCAAACTGCTGAAGTGTTAATAATTGAGGATTACTTGCCATCTGACTGTCTATTGTCCAATTCAGGAGGTATATACGCTCCTATTGACAACATATCATCAAAAGCAACCTTCTTAGCTTCTTTCAGTTTATCTCTTTTTTCGCCTAAAACAGGCTCTGTATGGCTTAAACTCTTTATAATCATCATATACGTCGCTTGATTAATAATATCCCTTAATTTGAGCATTAATAAATATAATACAAACCTAATATATAAAACAAGAAAAAAATAAATAAAAAAAATACTTGACTTTTACCCTAATTTAGACTATTTTACTACGTAGTAGTTAACTATAGCAGTATACGCTGATATATACGTGTTAAAGTTGTATATAGCTACTCTAACCTAAATAACACCTCTACCTAAAAAATAGCTGTAGAATGCGTACACGGGATATATACACTATGGCTCCCGCCAAAGATAACTGCTATGGTATTGCCTTTTCGTTGAAAAACGATAGAGCGCCACGAAGAGTCAATATCCTATCAGTTACTTTGCTCCGCCATAGTTTATCCACTTTTCGCCTTCGGCTATATGATATAGCCACTATAAACTTTTCATTAACTAATTCCAGAAAGGGGATAACAACATGAAAACTTTACTTACAAAATGCAAAGACCTTGCTTTAAGCTATTGGATTACAGAAAATAATAATTGGTGTTTTAAAGCCAAAGATACTTCCATCACCAATGATGATTTGTCTGAAATCCAGCTACTTGCGCAAAAGCAAGGTTTAGAATGTAAATTATTTCCCGCCACCCAGAGTTTCAATAGCGAGACTGGCGAGAAAGAATTTAGCGATGCAAACTTCGTCATATGTTCACCTAGTCAAGCAAGTGACGAAGATATGCTCGCAGCATTCTAAATTGCATTTCTAGCATATTAG